TTTCAAGCAGAAGACGGCATACGAGATATATCAGTGTGACTGGAGTTCAGACGTGTGCTCTTCCGATCTGATCACTGATACTTTGATAATTTGTCTGATATGTGTTCTAAAAATGATCAAAGTATAAGTGATCTGTATCATTATATTGAAAACAATAAATTAGATAGTAAAGCTAGTTATAGAATGATAAAAGAACTTAAGTCTAGGTTAATTGATAGAAGAAAAATAAAAGAAGAACAAGAACTAGCTCATACGCTTAGAACATACCAACAAAGATTTGTTGGTATTGAAAATAGAAAATTACTTTTGGGGGAAATAGGTAAAACAGAAAAAAGATTAAATACTCAGTATAGATATAGAATATATAATGAGAATGAACTAAAAGAAATGATGGAGGCTTAAATGATACTAGAAAAACATTTAACTATTAAAGAAGCTAGAAATGAAATTGAAAAATTAGAAAATGAATTGGATGTGTACTTAACAAAGAAAAAAATAAATTACATTAAAACTCAGCCAGGATCTTCAAAATTTAAAGATGTGGTCACGAGTAGGACAAACGCAATATTTGATAAGTTTAGTCATTATATTATAAAAGATGAAGAATTAGATACTAAAATATATTCTTTACAAGAAAGTATATTGAGTTATCAAGAATACATTCTTAAAGAAATGCAAAGGATTTCAAATATAGAACCTTACAAGTTAAAAGTATATGAATTAAGAGAAGATATGGAATTTATAAGAGACCATAATAGAAAACGGACTTGGTTAGAAATAGCGGAGTTAACTAATTATTCTGATAGACAAGCAAAACGGATATATGCAGAAATTATTAATGGAAAATGTTAAAGATGTCCCACTCATGTCCCGATGCATGTGCTAAAATGGTATCATGGAATAATTATACATATTCCATATAATACCTCGTATGCGATTAGATTATTTTCTAATCGTTTTTTTAGGCGAATGGTGAAATGGTTATCACGGGGTTCTTATACAGCTTTATTGTAGGTTCAAGTCCTACTTCGCCTACCAATTTTATAGGTAGCATATTGAGTAAATATAATATGTAAGACTATACAACGAGTAATATTCCTGATGTCTTATAAAAGGTAAAAGCTAACGATGGTGACTTTGGAATGTGGTAATCCATCTACCCGCGTATATTTATTCAATATGGTGCTTATAAAAGCACTAACAATGCATCATAGCATGCCGAGAAAAATACATAAAACCCTGTGTTTGTAAAGATTTTATTAAAATTATTTAATTATGAGAGTCAATAAAGTCTTATTTTATAGGTGGGGAAAACTGCTAATACCCTAGAACAACGAACGAAGCAGTCTACGAAATGTACATAACTTAAATTTTTTCGTTGAGATTTAAGAGAGTACAAAATAGTGCTACCTTTTTTAGGTAGTGTACTGATGATATGTGGATAGGGAATAGTGCTCAGTCGACCTTTGATGATGGCGCTGCCATAACTTCCTTTGCTAGCATAATGAAGCATATCATTAGTACAGTATCTAAAAAAGAAAGGAAAGATGTAACAATGAAATATATATTAGCTATAGTGCTTGTAATAGTTATGCTATTATTTGCTATTATTACATCTATACTAACGGAATATAAAGAAGAAATTTGGGAGTGTATTGAGTTTAAAGAAAGGGAGTGATAACTTGTTAAATGCTAAGCAAGAAATGTTTGTTCAAAATCTTATCAAAGGTATGAGTCAAAGAGAAGCATACAAAAAAGCATATAATGCAAAATATAAAGATGAAGCAATAGATAGTAAAGCATGTTTATTGTTTAATACAGATAAGGTTCAGAAAAGGTATAATGAGTTATTAGAAAAACTCCAAGATAAGAGTATCATGACTGCTAAAGAAAGGATGATATGGCTTAGTAATGTTGTAAAAGGTAATGTTACGCATACATCTTATGATAGTAACGGAAACTCATACGAAAATGAAGCTTATATAAGTGACAAGTTAAAAGCAATTGATGTTTTAAATAAAATGAGTGGAGAATATAAAACAATACTTACCGGCAACGTTGAAATATCTTATGAAGAAGCTTTGAAAGCTGTAAGTGATAAAGATGAGTATTAATACGAAACAATATATAGAAAAATATCTCAAAATTAGAAATAAAAATGGTAATTTAGTAAATTTAGTATTAAATAAACCACAACAAAAATTATATAATATAATCAAAGAATTGAAAATTGCTGGCAAACCAGTAAGAATAGTTATACTAAAAGCTAGACAAATGGGATTTAGTACAATAGTTGGAGCAATTCTTTTTAAAGAAACCACAACAAAATTCAATGTAAATACTGGTATTATCACACACCAAGAAGATGCAACAAAGAATTTATTTAATATGAGTAAATTAATGTATGAATGTTTGCCACAAGAAATGAAACCATCAAAAAAAGCTTCAAATGCACAGGAACTTATATTTGACAACGAAAGAGGTACAGGATTAAAAAGTAAAATAAGGTGTATGACAGCTGGTTCAAAGGGTGTAGGACGTTCCTATACTTACAATAACCTTCATGCATCAGAATTTGCATTTTGGCCAGGGGATAAGAATGCTACATTAGTTGGTTTACTTCAAACAGTTCCTTATCTGCCAGATACGGCAGTGTTTATAGAATCTACAGCAAATGGTTTTGATGAATTTAAAGAAATATGGGACGGTGCAGTAAACGGTAATAATGATTTTGTACCTTTATTTGTAGGGTGGAACGAATTAGAAGAATATAAAATGCCCTATACTGGTTTTGAACTAACTTCAGAAGAAAAACAATTGCAAACAGATTATAACTTATCACCAGAGCAAATTACATGGCGTAGATGGTGTATAAGAAATAACTGCGGTAATGACATAGAATTGTTCAAACAAGAATATCCAATCTGTCCAGAAGAAGCTTTCATAAGTACTGGTTCTTGTTATTTCAATAAAGAAATAATTATGGGTAGAATAAATAAAATAAGAAATATAAAATCACTAAAAAAAGGGTATTTCGGTTATACATTATCAAATAACGAAATATCAGACATTGAATTTATAGAAGATGAAAAAGGATATATTGATATATTTGAGGATGCTTTAGATGGGCATCCTTATGTTTTGGGCGGTGATACTGCTGGCGAAGGTAGTGATTACTTTACAGGTCATGTTATTGATAATAGTAATAGCAGGCAAGTAGCTAAGTTAAGACATAATAAAATAGATGAAGATGAATATGCTAGGCAAATATATTGTTTAGGTATGTATTATAATACTGCGTTGATAGGCTTAGAAAACAATTATAGTACTTACCCAACAAAAAAATTAAAAGAATATAATTATCCTAAGCTATTTATAAGAGAAGTTGAAGATAACATAGCAGAAATCATTCAAGACAAATTTGGTTTTGTCACTTCTAAAGCGACAAGGCCTATTATATTAGCTGGATTAAAAGAAATATTCAGAGATAATATAGAATGTATAAATGACATAGATACTTTAAATGAGGCTTTAGTATTTATAAGAAACGAAAAAGGGAGAGCAGAAGCTTCTCCTGGAGAACACGATGATTTAATAATGGGATTAGCAATTACCTATTATATAAGAGAACAACAAGATTTTATTGTTAAACAAGTTGTTAAAGAAGAAAAAATAGAATTACCGTTTGCTCTACAGAGTGATTATGTAGAAACGGATGATATCATAGGATGGTGAAAAATATGGAAATATTATATGGAATAGTTTTATTGATAGTTTTTGTTGCAGGATTTGGAATTGGTATCACAGTTCCTTTTTTTGTGAAAAAATATATGCAAGATATATTGGATAAAATTAGTGCTGAAACAAAAATTGATAATAAAGAAGAAGATAAGCCTATAACAGTTCAAAATCTTACACAGGATATTAAAGATGAGTGGATGTTTGGATACACTTCAAGAAAAGAGGAAGGTGAGTAATCATGAACGAAAACGAAAAGAAACCTACAAAAATATGGGAACAATATACAAATGGTTTAAATTATCTGACCAATAAAGGTTTAATAAAAATATGGGAAGATTGTGAAAACTTTTATGAAGGTAATCAGTGGCCAGCACCTACTAATAGAACTAAATCACTTCCAAGACCTATTTTTAATATATCTGCAATGATAGCTGATAACAAGAAAGCAGGGATTTTGAGCGGAAATGTCAAAATGATTTATAAGCCGGCTGAGTTATATGGATATCAATTAGAAAAAGCAGAACAGGGAGCTGAAGTATTTACTAAATTTGCAGAAAGTTTAGTCAAAGAAGTGAAAGAAGAAGATTTAGATGACATAGCAATAGGATATACTACACAGTTAGGAACTGCATTTTATCATTATTATTGGGATGTGACTATATCTGGTGGATTATACGCTTCATACGTTGGTGCGATGAGAGCTGAAGTTATTCATCCAAGAAATGTTATTGTTAGTAATCCTACTGAAAAAGATATTCAAAAGCAAAAATATATTATTATCGTTTCTAGCGAACCATTAGGCAGTGTTAAAGAATTAGCAAAGAAAAATGGAGTAAAAGACTATGAAAACATTAAACCAGATAATGAATTACCGGAAAGTGAACAAGGACTTGAACAGGTTACAGTGTTAACTAAATATTCAAGACAAAATGGCAAAGTTGTTTGGGAAAAATCTACCAAAGAATATTATCTTCAAAAACCTACTTTATGGCAACCTGAAAAAGAAAAAGTTACTTTTGAAGATGAACAAGAGATAAATGAACCAGACAATCACACTAATTATACTTACACAAGAAAACAATTATATCCAGTATCAGTTATAACTCATAAAGAAAGAAAAAGATGTATATATGGTATTGGAGAAATTGAACAAGCAATACAAAACAATAAAGCGTTAAACTTTAATGTAGCGATGATGTTATTATCAGTTCAAGATACCTCATGGCCAAAAATTATTCAAAAAGTTGGGGCACTAGCAAATCAAAGTATCACAAATGAACCAGGGCAAATATTAACTGACACGTCCAAAACTAATGGGTGGGGTGTTAAATATCTTGAAACTCCATCATTTAATGCCCAAGCATTGACTTTAACTAATACAATTTTAGATATTACAAGAACAACATCAGGTTCTACTGAAGTTGTAACTGGTGAAGTTTTAGGCGCTAATATGGCAGCTAGTGCAATTATTGCATTGCAAAACCAAGCCAAAAAACCTATTGAAATGTATCAAAAGAAATTCTATAGGTGCTATTCACAAAAGGCAAAAATATATGAACAATTCTTCAAATATTATTATTCAGATAGTAGACTATTTGGTTTTGAACAAGATAATAATGTGTATGCAGTTCAAATGAATGGCTCAGAATATGAAAATTTTGATTTTAATGTATCTGTAGAAGTCGGATCTGGTGGAGTGTGGAGTGAAAGTTTAGCTATCTCTTTGTTAGATTCACTTAAAGCAGATGGCACAATAGATGCAGATGATTATATTGAATTGTATCCAGATACAATAATGTCTTTTAAAGAAAAACTTAAAAAGATTAGACAAAGAAAAAAAGAAGAAGCAATGCAACAACAAATGATGATCGCTCAAATACAAAATGATATTGGAGCTCAACAAAATATTGGATTATAGACACCTAAGTGTCTTTTAATTTGTCTTTATAACTAGACATTAAAGAAGTTAAATAAGTTCGCATGGAAAAGCGCAAAAATCCAAGGAGGAAATATGGAAGATAGCGAAAAAATACTGGATGTCGCTGAACCAGTTGAGGAAGTTGCCGAAGAAACAACTATTGTGGATGAGAATACACAAGAAGAAACTTCAGAAGAATTTGCTGAACAAGAAGTGACTGTTGAAGAAACTGATAAAAGTAATGAAACAGAAACTGAAAAGAAAGTACAAACCGATGAAGAAAATGCTAATTATGCACAGATAAGAAGAAAAGCTGAGGAAGATGCTAATAAAAAAATAGAAGAAGCCAAAGCTAAAGCTTATGAAGAAGGTAAATTAGCGGTGTATAAGGGCAAAATAAATCCTTATACTAATAGGCCGATTACAGATTTAGCTGATGCTGAAATGTATGAAACTATGTATCAATTAGAGCAAGATGGTAAAGACCCAATAAATGACTTACCAGATGCTTTATTGAACAAAAGAAAAGAAGAAAATAAGGTTATTCAAGAAAAGAAAAATCTTGAGGAAAAGACTAAAAAAGAAGTTGATGAATTTGTTGAAAAATATCCTAATGTAGATTTGAAAGAGTTCTTAGACGACTATTTTTTTAATGACTACATAAGAGGCAAAAACAATTCTTTAACAGAACTTTACGAAGGATTTAACAATTTCAAGAATGCTTTTAGAAATTCTGCAATTGAAGTTGCAAAACAAACTATTGCCAATGCACAAGCAACTCCAGGCAGTTTGAAAGGCGATAGCGATAACACAATTGATTATTCGAATATGTCTGATGAAGAATTTGAAATAATGATTCAAAAGGCAAAAGATGGTGAATTGTAAAAAAATAATTAAAGACCTGGAAGAAAGAAGGAAAAATTATGGCTACAAAAAGTCAAACAATCACAAATGTGACTGATCACAATCAATTATCTGCAGAAGATAAAACGTTTTATGAAAGAGCATTATTACAAAGATTATTACCATCTTTAATGTTCTATAACGATGCTGGAAAGAAAAAATTACCTAAAAATTCAGGAACAACAATGAATTTTAGAAAATTTGACTCTTTAACTGCACCAAGCTCAAGTTTAACAGAAGGTGTAACACCTGATGGAAACAACTTAACAGTTTCAACAATTACTGCTAAAATTGCACAAGAAGGTGACTTCGTTCAAATTACTGACTTAATTCAAATGACAGGAATTGACCCAGTTTTAACTGAAACAAGCGAACTTCTTGGTGAAGAAGCAGGGCTAGTTGTAGATACAAGAATACAAACAGCAATTTCTAAAGGTACAAATGTATATTTTGCTGGTGGAGCTACAACTAGAGCAGGATTAGAAAGTGCATCAACTAAAAATCTAACTGGTGATGATATCAAAAAAATCGTTAGAAAACTTAAAAATGCAAATGCTAAAAGATTTTCTGATGGTTTCTATCATATGGTTGTTGACCCAGATATTGCTTATGACTTAATGAATGATAGTGCTTGGGTTGATGTATCAAAATATGCTAGACCAGAACAAATGGTTAAAGGTGAACTTGGAAAAATGCATGGTATGAAGTTCTATGAAACAACTAATTTAAAAATTGTTGATAGTTCAGACACTGCGCAATCTAAAATTTCAGTTCATCAAGCTTATGCATATGGTAAAGGTGCATATAGCTGTGTGAATCTTGAAAATGGAGCAGGTAAACCAGAAATTATTGTTAAACCAAACGGTAGTGCTGGAACAGGCGACCCATTAAATCAAAGAGCAACAGCTGGATGGAAATCTGCATTTACTGCAGTTATCACTCAACCACTTGCATTAGTAAGAGTTGAAACTGGCGTAAAAGCTTAACAGAGGGGCTTTATGCCCCTTAACTTTTTTAGAAAATGGAGGGAAAATTATGGCTAAAAAAGATGAAAAAAAAGAAATTAAAAATAATGAACCTATTGTTGATAAACAAGAAGGAAAAACTGAAAATAACACTAGTAAAGAAAAAATTTATACTGAAGCAGAAGTGAAAGCTATATTAGCAAAACAAGAAGCTGAAAGAATAGAAGCTGAAAAGAACAAAAAATACAAAATTTGTATCCCAGTAAGTGAAATTAACCCACAAGACAAATTTGTTACTGTAGGCGTTAATGAAATGTATGCTACTATTGAACGTGGTGTTGAAACTGAAGTTGAATTAGCAGTATATGAACAACTAAAAAATGCAGGATTAATTTAAAATCCTGTTATCAAGTTAAGAGTATGGTGAGTGCAACTCTCACAAACTTGACCGAAGGAGAGTGAAAATATGACATGGGGAGAAATACAAATCGAAAGTTTAAAGAAAATGTTTTTAAATAATGAAAACTTATCTGTAAATAAATTATCAGATTATATGAATGAAAAGAAATACAAAACATATCTTTATGCAATGCCACAAGCTTGTAACGAAGCAATAAATTTCATTGTGTCGAAGCTTGGATCCAATGAAAGTACTTTTGAACTAGAAAAAGAAGATACTATTTATTATGATTTATCTGAGAAAATAGAAGACTTTAGAATGATTAAAGGTATTTATTCTAAAACGCCTGTTAGTTGGAAAATATTAAATAAAAATACGATAATAATTGATAATTGGCAAGATGGAAGAATACTTGTTTCATACGAAGTAAAACCAACTATTATTAATTCGGATACTGATACTGATTTTGTTATAGAGATTGCATCAGAATATGCAAATTTAATACCATTATATATTGCAGGTGAATTATACAAAGATGATGATTTAACGTTATCAACTATGTATATGAATGAGTTTATGACTTTAGTAGATAATTATGCTAATAATAAGTATGGATTTCCAACTCCAACGATAGAACGAATTTATAGTATGGAGGGATAATATGTATAGTATACCTTCACAAAAAACAAAAGAATATTACACTATTAAAGAATTTAAAGGTGTAGATTTTACAACATCACAAATAGATGTAGATGTAAGAAGAAGTTCAAATGCAAAAAATCTCATCAATAACGATGGATACAACGAAAAAAGATATGGATATGATATATTAGCCACAATAGGTACAAAAATCAATGGTGTGTGGAATATAGATACCGATAAAGGTGATTTGTTTTTAGTTCATTCTGGTAAGTCTTTATATCAATGTACAAGCGATTTTAAAACTTTTACGTTAATATTAACTGGAATGAGTGACAATAAATCTAAAGGCATTTATTTACATGGTTATTTAGTTATTTTCGATGGAACAAGAGTAGTTGTGTTTTCAAAATTCGACGGAACTAATTATGAAGCAAAATTTGCTGATGAGTGCGGATATATTCCAACAACATCAGTTTCAAGAGATAATAATGGTGGCGGAACAGATTACGAATTAAAGAATTTGTTTAGTCCTTATGTCAAAAACATGTTTTTATCTTCAAAAATAGAAACTGGTCTTGACGATGAAGGAAATCCTATATATGTAAATCAAACCACTTTTAAATTAGAAGAACAAAATATAGATGAAATAACATTAGTTAGAAAATTGTCTTCTGAAGGAAATTGGGAAGAGGTTACTGATTATACATTCAATTTAACAAAAGGAGAGGTTTATTTTACTCCTGGAGAACCACCAGTCTTAGGCAGAGATAATGTAGAAATAACATACAAAAAAAAGATTAGCGATAATGCCAAGAAAATTAATCAATGCACTATTGCAGAATTGTATGGTTATGAAGGAAATGGTAATAGAATTTTCGTTACCGGTAATAAAGATTTTCCTAATTATGATTTTTGGTGTGAACAGGAAAATCCATTATATTGGCCAGATGAAAATTTTTCAAGAGTTGGTACTGAACCTATTGCTGGTTATGCTAGATTGAATGATGGAACACTTGCTATATTAAAAAAACAAAGTGATACAGATTGTACAATTTATTATAGAAATTACAATTTGCTAAATAGTGTTGAAGTTTTTCCACTACAAGATGGAGCAAAAAATATTGGCTGTATTGCTAGCCAATCTATAAATAATTTATTGAATGACCCTTTAATGCTTACTCCACAAGGAGTATATGCTATCATTGGAAATAACGGAGAAAAATTTGCAATGCAAAGGTCGTATTATGTAAATGGTAAACTTTTAAAAGAGAGTAATTTAGATAATGCAATATCAATTGTTGTCGATGGTAAGTACTATTTAGGAATAAATAATCATGTGTACATAGCTGATAGCAGATATTTAAGCTATCCAAAACATGCTAAAACAGAACAGTACCAATATGAATGGTGGTATTGGGAAAATATACCTGCAAGGGTATTTTTTAGTTGGAATAATAAATTGTATTTTGGTACAAATGATGGAAAAATATGTACTTTCGGTACAACTTATAAAGATGGTAATCAAAATAATGTTGAATGTTATTGGGAAACACCATTTTTAGATTTTGATACTAATGATTATGCTAAGACTATTAAAACAGTTACTTTAGTATTAAATCCAAAACAAGAGAGTGATATTACTTTAAGTTATGAACTAGATGATGGTACAAGTGAAATAATTAACAAAGAATATTCCAATTTGTCAGATACATTTCCAAAAACTATTAGAGAAAAAGAAAGAATTAAAAAATTTATGTTTGTGAAATTTATTATGGAAAGCAAAACAAATAAAAGATCAAGTTTTGAAAGACTATCTTTAAAATATGTTTTTGCAGAAAAATATAAGGGAGAGTGAAAAATATGGCAACAACTGCGCAATGGATAAAAGAAGCCGAAGAAAATGCTAGAAAATATTCGGAAACCATAAAAAAAAATAATCAATATTTAATTGATGAATTGATTAAAGCAAAAGATAATTCTTTGAATCAATTACAAAATCAACAAAATAATGCAATTTACAAATTAAATGCAAATCAAAGTACAATTAATCAAAGTGCTGAAGATGCTGCAAAGCAATTATATATTAATAAAATGTTATCTTTAAAAGATAATCAAAATTCAATGAATAGAGCGGGATTAGGAACTCAAGGCATTGTTGGAAGTCAAGTAAATTCTATTAATAATAATTACGGAACTAATTTAACCGAAGTGTTAAAAAACAAAATTAGCAATTTAAATAATCTAGAAATACAAAAAAATGATACTAATACTTCATATGATAATAGTAGAATAAATTTATTAACTGATTATGGTAAAAATTTAGCTAATTTGCAATCCGAAATAGATGACAAAGCTTTAAATCAATACAATACTGTTTACAATAATTATTTGGCTATGAAACAACAAGAATATGAAAATGAACAAGCCGAATTAGCAAAACAAGAAGCTATAAGACAATATAATGAAAATTTAGCGTTCCAAAGAGAACAAGCTAAACAAAGTCAAGCAAATTGGGAAAAAGAATATGCATTAAACAAATATAAAACTTATATAAGCAATTATGGAAGTGATGGATTTGGTGATAGCAATAGCGATAGTTCCAATGATAAAAATACAGAAACTCAAAGCAAGTATACAAATCCATTTACTAAAACTGTAAATCCTGACACTGCAAATGGTGTTTTTGATAATGGATATCAACCAGATAATATTAATGGAAAAAAATTAAAAAAATCAGGACAAACTGTTGCAGAATTTGTTGGAGAAAAAGGATCACTAAATACAGGTAATGTGAATATAGACGACCAAAATGTTTGGAAAATTGGTAGTAAATATTACATCTGGGATGGATATGAAAATGAATATATTGATGTAACATCCAAAAAGAAAAAAAGTAACATAATGTCTTCAAATGCCGGAAAAGGTGGTGGCAATAATGGAGGCCGCGGATTTGGAAATACGATTCTTAGCAATAATCTTTATAAAAATTATATTACCAATCCTAAATAATAAACGGAGGTGGCAAAATGCCAATTAAGCTTGCTGAAATAAAAAAAGAAAATGATGAAAAAGAAAAAAAAGAAGTTGAACAAAAATATGATGTTATAGGCGGATTAAAATTAGCAAAACAATCAAGCAGTTCTAAGAGTGAAAACAAACCGTGGTATAAAAATGTCGTAAAAGGTTCAAATCTATTTGATGATGGTTATGATTTTGGAGATATTACACGAACAACATTAAATACAGCAACAAATGTTGGTGCAAATCTTTTAAAGGGAGTTTCAAATATAGGTGATGCAGTAGCTAAAACTATAGTAGGTGGAATCGCTACTGGCGCCGATATTCTCGGATATGATAATTACGCCGATAAGCTAAAAAATAGACTTGCTGGAAAAGATGAGGAAGTTAATGAAAGACTAAAAAATTATACTCCTTCAGGATTATTACAAAAGGCAAGTGATGCCACAAAATCAAATAGCGTTGTTGGTGATACAACAAGAGATGTAGCACAAGGGGTAGGATACTATGCTGGAATGCTAGCAGGACAATCTGTTGGTATTCCATGGCAAGTTACTTCTGGCGTTACTAGTGTTGGCAATGAATTACCAGAAGCCTATGCGGAAGGTGCAACAAATGCACAAGCTTGGTTATCAGCTGGTATAAGTGCTGGGTTTGAAATTGGTTCAGAATACATATTTAATGGAGTTAAACTACCAGGGACTGGCAAAACAACCGAAACTATTTTGAATAAGGCAACCAACAAAATTGAAAATAAGGCTTTAAAATATATAACTCAAGCGGGTGTTAATATTCTTGGTGAAGGTGCTGAAGAAGTTATTTCTGGTATCGGTAGTGCTATAGGCAAACAATTAACCTATATGAATGATAAAGAACTAAATGAAATATATACTAACGAAGATAAATTACAAGACTTTGTGATGGGAGCATTAGTTTCTGCGGTAACTATAGGAGCTAATCCTACTACTTACCAAAATGTAAAAACTGGAAGAAGCTTGATTAATGGATTAACTGTAGATGAAGAAGAAAATTTAGCTAACTCAAAATTAAATAATAATCAAAATCCTTCATTAAATAATCCACTAAATCAAAATAAGGAAAATTATCAAAAAACTAGTATTTCAAGTATAAATAATCTTGTTCAAACAAATAATGAAAATTTATTTAATTATAATGAAACAAATAATCAAAAGATTAACAATCTTTATCAGAGTGCAAAAGAGTCAAGATTAAATAACAGTCAAGAAACTCAACAATTAATAGATACAATTTCTAAAGTAATTGAAGATAAAAATTACAATATACTATTGGATAACACGATTACTAATGAAAACGGTGACTCAGTTAATGCAAAAATTACTACAAATCCAAACAATGAAATTGAAATCAGAATTAATCCGGATTCAGATAGAGCGGGAGAATTTTTGCTTGTTCATGAAATTTCTCATGCAATAAAAACTCCAGAAATGATTCAACTGGTAAATGATTTTGCTAGTAGAAATGAAGGCTTTGCTAAGGCAGTTAAAGAAATTGAGACTACATATGGAAAAAATCTTACATCTGAGGAAGTTTTTGCTGATGTTTGTGGTCAATTATTTGGTAATCAAGAATTTATTAACACTCTTGAAACTCAAAATACTGAACAATCTAAAAGTTTAATAAGACAAATATATGAAGCTATAAAGAAATTATTAAATAGATTAACTGCTGAAGGTAGATATAGAAATTTTGTGCAAGATTTAGAGGTCAGATGGAGAAATGCGTATAGACAATCAGTCAATAATTTAAATGAAAATGTAAATTATGCTAAGGGAAAATTAATGAGTGGTGAAGATGTTGTAGTTTCCGATGATGTTAATGGTTCTCATCCATCTAAAAAAGAAGCAGAACAAAATTTAAAATCAATGCTAGGTATTAAATATGTAAACTCTAAAAGTGGTACAGAAATTAGTATAGAAAACAAAGATATTAAAAAGTATTTGAATGATGGATATAATAATCAAAAAAATACAAGATTAAAAAAGAGAATTTCTGGAAATTATGGCGAAATATTAGAAATTGCAAAGATGGATACCAGCAAATCTAAACAAAATTATAAAGGAACAAATCGTGGTAAACAAGGTTTTGATTATTATAATGTTACATTAGCTTATCCAATCAGGAATGTATCAGGTGAAATAATAGATTACAAGTATTATGAAGCAAGATTAGTTGTAAGAAAAGACAACAATAATAATTTTGCTTATGATTTAGACAATTTTAAAGAAAAAAAAGGAGCCGTGCTAGATAAAACAAGTTTATCTATCATGGCTGATAAATCAGCCCACGGTTCCTTTAATGACACTAATATACCACAAACTGACGTTAAAGTCAATAGTGATACATCTACTAAATATTCTATGCTGTTAAACGAAAATAATACACAAGAACTAGTTAATAGTTCTTTTTCTTTGGATGATAAAGGTAGAACTCTTACAAAAGAACAACAAGAATACTTTAAAGATAGTAAAGTTAGAGATAAAAATGGTAATTTGAAAACAATGTATCATGGTACTAGAAGTGATTTTACTGTTTTTGATATAAAAAAATCTGGCGAGAGTTCTAATAATTCGAAAGTTGGTTTCTGGTTCACAGAAAATAGTGATGGTGCTAAAAATTTTGCTAATAATGTATGGTATGGAAATAATAAAGATGCTAAAGCAATGGAAGTGTATTTGAATATTACAAATCCTAAAATATATGAAGAAGTTAATAATAATACCATATCAGAACAACTAAAGAAACAATCTGAAGATATTAAAAATCAAAAGAAACTGATAGAAGAAAAATATTTGATAGATAGTTTTTATCCAAACTTTTCAAGTTATGATGGTAATTTATTTTTGAAATATTGTGCTATGTATGGAAGTAAATATTCTCCTTATACTCAAAATGAAATGCTGGATCTTATTAAAAATGATTATAATATACGTACAAGTGAGATTGATTATTTTAACGATGTTAAAAAGTATAGTGAATTGTTAAATGAAGAGAAAAAAATAGAAAGACATCAAGACAATCTACGCTATACTGACTCTTATGAGCAATTTAGAGGAGATATATATGCCATTGCTGGAAAAGACTTGCATGATGCTAACATTGGTGGTACTGGTATTGCCTTAGACAATGAAAATGAAGTAATGGAAAAATATGTTAGTAAATTAAAAGAAGAAGGCTATGATGGAATAGTAATTAAGAATACAGATTACGATACGCAAACTTTGGGAGGAAAAAATACACAATATGTTGCTTTTTACCCAAGTCAAATAAAAAATGTTGATAATACTAATCCGACTTCAAATGAAGACATAAGATATTCACAATATAATTCAAAATGGCAAGCACATTTAGAAAAAAAATATAAATCTAATGGTACTAGAACCTATTTTGATGATCTTAAATTAAAAGGCAACGAAATGTTAAAATCAAATGCTAAGTATAGTGAAATTATTAAAAATGAGTCTGATAATAAAAAAGTTAAAAAAAATTTAAATCCAAATGAGATTGCTGATTTATCAGTTAATGATGCTTTAACAACACCAGAATTATCAAAAGTCAATGTAGAAAAAGGTAATGGTGAAAGTCATTATTGGTCTAATATTAAAGATAAAACTAATATGCTTAATGATACTCAAAAAGAACATATATTATCAAATGATGAAGTTAAATACTATAAAAAAATAACAAATGAAGAGAGTCTTAATGAAGCATTTGAGAAACTAAATAAAGGCGGGGCTTCTGAAACATTAAGATGGGCAAAAATGGATAGTAAAGATGCCACTGCTGCTGATGTTGCAGAAGGATGGATATTATTAAAACAATATAGTGATAGTGGTGACTATAATAGCATGGTTGAAGTAGCTAAAAAAATGAGGGATATAGGAACTAAAGCCGGTCAAACTGTACAAGCCTTTAATATTATGGCTAGAATGTCACCTGAAGGTATGGTAAAATACGCTCAAAGTGAATTATCCGATGCTTATGAAAAGATGGTTAAAGGAAAAACTAAAGAGTGGATTGATAAATATAAAAATGATTTCGATTTAAAACCTAATGAAGTTAAATTTATTATGGATACCATGCAAGAAGTAAAAGACATGCCAGAGGGATATGACAAGAAAGTTAAACTTGCAGAAATTCAAAAAATGATGACTGATAAATTGCCACCAGATAAAGATGGAAGAATAAAATCTTGGATGAGAATATCAATGTTATTTAATCCTAAAACTCAAGTAAGAAATGTTGCTGGTAATGCTATTATTGCTCCAATTAATTATATTGGTGATGTTTTTGCAAGTAGAATGGATAAAAAAATAGCTAAAAAAACGGGTGTTAGAACAACTGGTAATATGAACATAAAAGCTATACTTGAAGGAATGAAAAAAGGCGCATATCAGGCAACAAATGATCATAAAAAAGGTATAAATACTAAAGATATGGATGGTAATAGATTTGAAATATCTAGTAGGAAGTCATTCAGTGATAAAAATTTAATAGGTAAGTCATTAAATAGAACAGAATCTTTGCTAAATTATGTTATGGATGCTGGTGACAGAGTGTTTAGTGAAGCATCGTTTGAAAATTCATTGCAAAATCAAATGATTTTAAATAATACAAATGAAGTTACACAGGAAATGATTGATATCGCCCATGAAGAAGCTTTATCAAGGACGTGGAATGATAATAACAAATATACTAAGTTTGTTCTTAGTGTAAGAAGTGGACTAAATAACATAAAACTAGGAGGATATGGTCTAGGCGATGTGTTAATTCCATTTGCAAAAACGCCTGCTAACTTAACTAAAGCTATTGTTGATTATTCTCCAGTTGGATTAGTTAATAGTTTAACAAAATACAAGGCAATGAATAACGCTATTGAGACTGGCCAATTTACTGCAAAAATGCAACATGACTTTGTCCAAACTCTAGGTAAGGCAACAGCTGGAACTATGTTATATGTATTAGGTATGGCATTAGCTAAGGCTGGTATAACAAGTGGTGAAAGTGATGATGACAAGGATACTAGAGACTTTATAAAAAATACTCTAGGAATTAATTCGTATTCAATCAAAATAGGTAATAAGTCATTTACTTATGACTGGGCACAACCGATTGCAGCTCCATTGTCTATAATGGCTAATATAGAAAATTCTAAAAGAAATAAAGAACAAGCCCTTTTAGAAGGCATAGTTAACTCTTTAGACACTGCAGGTAGCATATTACTTGAACAATCTTTCTTATCAAGTATAAACGATGTTTTAAGTGATAACGCAGGAGTCGTTTCGGGAATAATAAATGAGGTATTAGAATTACCTTCAAGAGCTATTCCAACATTTTCAAAACAAATTGTTGATTTAACTGATACAACTCAAAGACAAACTTATGAATATGATAAACCTTTACAAACAGCTACTAATAAAATAAAAGCTAAATTACCAGGTTTAAGCAAAACTCTATCACCTAGTGTTGACACAATGGGAAGAGAAATACTTAGATATGGTGGAAAAAATAATATTTTTAATGTATTTCTTAATCCAGCCAATGTTAATACGGAAAATATAAGTGAAAGTGCATCAGAAATTTATAGAGTTTATAAAGTAACTGGTGACCAAACAATAATGCCAAGAGTTACACCTTATTACATTAATCAAAAAGGAGAAAAGACAATACTTTCAACTAAGGAAAGAACTGAATATGCAAAAGTTTCAGGTAAAATAATTGAAGATAATATAAAACTTCTTTTGAAAAATTCTAACTATGTAAAACTTGAAGATGAAGAGAAAAGTCAAATAATAAAAAATATTGTTGATTATTCTTACAATAAAGCAAGAGAAGATGTAGTTGGAATTGAAATGTCTAATACTTATAATGGTGTAAAAACGTATACAATGGCGAAGGGGCAAATATCTGATTACTATTTAGCTAAAAAAGCAGTAAGTGATGTTAAAGATAAATATAAAGGTGATACTACGGCAATGAAGAACGCAAGAAAACAAGCAATATTTAATTACATTAACAAATTGAATATAAGCAAAGCCGAAAAAACAATACTTTTTGGAGTAACAACCAATTATAGCATTAAAAGTTATCGTGCTTATTTATTTAATTATATTAATAAATTAGATATTACTAAAAAAGAAAAAGAAAAAATATGGAATAAATTATATGATTAGGAGGGAAAATGAATAATATAAGTAGAGAACCAAAATATGATAATGATTATATAACTAAAGGTTACTTGGATAAGCAATTATCTGATAGTAAAGATACTATTAGTAATCAAATAGATAATTTGCCCAAAAGTTATAGTGTTCCTCCTAATCCACCATATTACAAAGATAGCCTATTATCTTACAATAATAAATTGTATCGGTGTATTAGAGATAAGTTAATGGGAGTGTTTAGTATAAATGACTGGGTTGTAATAGCAACTGATGATACAACTATTACTGATTTTATTGATAATACATATTCTGTTGATAAAATACAATTAGAAAAACAAATTGATGATAAAGTTGAAAGCTGGTATCAAAGTGATGACCCAGCAAATGATTGGACAACAGATATTTTAAAAGCCAAACATGTCGGAGATTACTGGTACGATACTACTACAAGTAATCAGTATCGTTTTTGTAAGAAAAATACTAACCCAGTAACTTATGCATGGGCAAAAGTAGATGTGCCAATGTCTATTTATAATCAAATTAATTCTAAAAAATCGATTTATACAAGTAAACCTACCTCATATAAAAAAGATGATTTGTGGATTGTAGAAGATACTATTTCTGATGATGATTTACCTCCAGGAGAAACAAAAAATCCAGTTGCTAAAGGTGACTGGGTTTTTGCTACTCAAGATAGTGATGTATATAATAAAAATCATTGGATTAAACGAGATACTGATGTTTCAATAGAATATATCGAAAATAATTATTATACTAAAGAAAAAGTAGACGAAACTTTTAGCACTAAAAGTAATGTTCAATCAGAAATTACAAAAGCAAAAGATGAAATTGAACTCAGTGTTAAACAAAATTATTCGACTAAAAAAGAAATAACAGAAATAGTTAACGATTATGATGAAAAAATAGGAACAATTAATACTACTTTAACTGAACAGGGGACTACAATATCGGATTTATCTGTAGAAAATGGTAGAATATATTCTTCAGTGTCTTCAATATCTACTAAAGTTGAAGAAGTTTCCGCAAAAGCAAATAATAACGAAACATCTTTAAATAATGCAGTAGGAGAAATAAATAAAAAATTTGATAATTATGCAACAAAATCATCAGTTACCGAAATTAAAAAAGATGTAAGTACAGCTTTAACGGATTCTGCGTTTTCAATAACAGCTGTAAATGAAATAAAAGAAAATGGAGTATCAAAATTAAGAACTGATAAAGGATTTACTTTTAATGACGAAGGCCTAACAATAGATTCTAGTGACTCAAAAACAAAATTTAATGCTGATACTGATGCAATTGTAGTTGTAGATAAAAGTAATAATAATGAATTGCTTTTTGCCGGTTATGACGAAGAATTGAAACGTTCTGTTTTAAGAGTAGATAATATTGAAGTTGATAGATATTTTTCAATATCAAACGCTTTTAGACAAGAAGTTATTGAAGATGAAACGCACGGAAAAGGTCTTGCATTTTTTTATGTTGGAGGTGATTAAAATTGGCAAGTGGATATAAATCAAAAAAAGTTTATGCTCCGGGTAGCCCAAAAGTATATCCATATACTTTTACAATTTCTTTTAATGAAAAATCAACTGATAAAATAAATAACACTTCATCAATTGATGTTACTGGCACAATGTATGCGAAAGACATTCGGTGGTCTGGCACAACAAATACATTAGCAATTTATTGGGTAGATGACAATGAAAACACAACACCTAAATTACTGAAATCATTAGATATTTCTACGTTTGTAAAAAATAATACTTACACATTAAGCGAAACAATAAATGTGGACCACAAATCGAATGGTACTCTAAAAGGTTATGCAAAATTGGTGTTTACAAAAAAACATACAAATGATTATGCTCCTAACACAACGGAATTGCCTACAGATAACACCAGTTTAATAACAATACCTAGAGAATCGAGTATGGTTTTTGGGGATGGATATGTCGAAGAAATTTTAAATATTTCTATTAGTAGAAATGATGCTTCATTTACTCATAAAATAACTTATTCATTTGGTTCATTAAGTGGAATTGTGACGTCTAGTGCAGGAGCATCATATAGTTGGACTATACCAACAAGTTTTTATAGTCAAATTTCAAAAAAATATAGGACGGGCACTCTTTATTTAGAAACATATAGCGGTAGTACAAAAATAGGCGATACTAAATCGTATCCAATAACTATTTATTGCTTAGAAAATAAATGTGTTCCAACAATTACTGGAACAATAAGTGATACAAATCCTATAACAGTTGCATTAACAGGATCAAGTCAAACCTTAGTTGATTATAAGTCAGTAGCAGAAATAAATTTAACTTACTCTGCTAAAAACAGTTCTTCAATATCAAAATTGTATATTAATGGAACACTACAAACTTTAGGGACTAAATACGTTTTAACTCCTAATGCTAGTAAATATACAATTCGTATTGAAGATACCAGAGGCTATTCTGCCGAATGTGAGTTTCAATCTTCAGATAGTAGTAAGTCAAATTATTTTAAAAGAATTAATTATATTCCTCTAAATCATAATGCAACAACTTCTAGGCCAACACAAACTGGTTCGGAAATGCAAACTAATTTAATAGGAAATTACTTTAATGGACCATTTAGTAGTTCAAAAAATAACTCTTTGACAATCAGTTGGAAATGCCGTGAAAAAGGTCAAACTACATGGATAAATGGTGCTACAGCAATTACTCCGACAATAACAAACAACACATTTAAAGTTGAAAATTTAAAATTGACAAATCCTTTGACAACAAATGGTGCATGGGATTACCAAAAAGTATATGAAATTATGTATACAGCTAGAGACGAGCTTATGTCTTTTGAGTATCAAAATACCATTTCAAAGGGCGAAGCGGGTTTTGAAATTTTTGGAGATGGTGTGATGTTAAACGGGATTTTTCTTAGCATAGAAAAAGTTGACGAGTGGTAAGGGAGGTACAAAAAATGGTAATATCATTTAACAGAAAAACAAATTTTGGAGGCAATTAATGAAAAAAATAAAAAAACTATTGCAATGTATGCGTATGCATAGTATGCTTATACATACATACATACATACATACATACATACATACATACATACATACATACATACATACATACATACATACATACATACGATATGTGTGCGAAAGGAGGGAATTGTTATTTAAACGATTCTCTTCTTTCTTTTCAAACTTCCGAAAGGAGGTATTTGTTAGAGGTGGTTTAATTGGCTAAATCAATTAAACTTAAAAATAATATTTATTGGGATTTGGAAGGACTATATGGTCTTGGAAAATTTGCTAAATTATATCAACTTACTCATACTGTAGAACATACTGTTACTGCATGGACAAGGACAAAAATGCCAATTAATGATTGGAATTTTACTACTAATGATTCTAAACTTTTTTCAAAGGAAGATAATTGTATAAAGTGTAATTTTAAGGGTACTGTTTTGATAATTAGATATGCCAGTTTAAACGTAAGTAATCAGTTTGATATTTATGATTCTAATGGAAGAAATATTGAAGTTAATTCATATAATCATTTGAATATTGACATAAGAAATGTAGATTACACTTCAATATATTTCGAATTTCAAATGGGTGCCACAAGTTTTTCAAGTTATTTAGGTTCTCAACTCTTGATTCTAAGATTATCATAAAACTCTAACTTAAAAATAAAGAATGAGTAAAAGTATAAAATTGAAAAATAATAAATATTGGGATAGTAGTTGTATAGTACATAATAAGGTCCCACTAAATGATTGTATTTTTGATTACCAACGAGTTAATATGTCAGGTTATCAAGGCTATTGGTGTCGAATAGCAAGTCATGTTTTTACCGGACAATATCAAAGATTTTATGGCAGAGTAATGGTAGAAAATGATGGATATGAGCCAAGCATGGCAGATATATGGTTTTCTTATTATGTTCAGGACGTTATAACTTCTGACAGTCCATTTATAACTCAAAGAAAAATAATAAATTCGGTCGGTGGATTTTCAAATTCAAAATATATTGCCATGACAATTGAAGGAAAAAACACATCGTCTGTAAGAGTTTCGTTGTGGATTTACGAACCCTATAATTATAGTAGTATGATTATAACTAGAATATATGGAAATAGTGATATAAAAAATAATACAAGATCTAAATCATTACCGGGGGAAATTGTGTACTTATCGTAAAACAAACTAATATTTAATTAATCGTTTAAATGACGAAAGAAATGGCAAAATCAATCAAACTTAAAAATAATAAATATTGGGATAGTGAATCAGTATCTCATAATAAAAAAAATTTAAA